ATATGTTGTTCTCCTTCACAGGAGAGCGTATTTCCGAGAAGACAACATTCAGAGAACTCGGTACTGCTGGCAAGTTCACCTTCACTGGAACCAGCGGCGATCCTCTACTCACATTCGCAGAGCAACCATTTGTCAACATTGATGTTACAGGTGACTCGGTTGACATTCGCACCAGAGCATATCAAGGAACTGGACGCCTCTTCGGATTCAACAATGGAGATGAGGCATTTATCAGAACTGGATATCAAGGTTCTGGTAATATCAATATTGATGGTATCGCTCTTGTCCAAGTACAACTCTTCCAGCCACCAAGAACATTCGTCTGGATTATCTAATTAGATAAATACTTTTGAGAAAAAGTGTGCGTAAACGATGACCACTCAGGTACAGTTTAGAAAAGGCACAACTCCCGAACATGCTCTGTTTACTGGAGCACTCGCTGAAATTACAGTTGATACTGATAAAAAGACAGCGGTAGTACATGATGGTAGTGATATTGGAGGTTTTGAACTCCAACGTGCGAGATGGGAAGTTGTAAGTTCAAATGGCAATTTATCATGTGGACTCAGATGGTTAGTTGATACCTCTGCTTCCGCATTAACTTTAAATATGCCGTATGAATCTGCTGGTGTAGTTCCTCATGTTGGGGATATGTTAGAACTGGTTGATTTCAAAGCGACCTGGGCTATAAATAATGTTACGTTAACAACAAGTGGTGGACAGTTGTTTTTGAATAAATTTGGGAATATTGATTCCGAATTTGTTCTAGATGTCGCTGGATTATATGTTCAGTTTATTTGGGATGGAACTTACTGGAGGATCCTAGCATGAGCCTATATCTCAGTGCAAGCACAGCAGCAACTAGTCAAGTTGTTGCACAATCAAATGATTTTACCGTTCACGCTCTAAGAAGAGACAAGGACGGTATGCTTTATTATACCGTGGCAAGATCCACAGAAGACGCAGTTTTTGATTTTCACAGAACTGATGGAGAGGAATATACTGATTTCCTCCAAGGTCAAGAATACATTGATGCAACACCCAATACACCAAAGGCATATTCAAACGATGTTGATGATAAATATCAACAGTTCAGGTTTGATTTCAGACGCTTGACATATTTTATTGACAATGATGGTTACTTAGTCGCAAGACTAAATAAATCATATGATCACAACTCTCAAGGACCTAAGTAAGGATTTAAAAAATGGCAGATTTTAGACTCGGCAGACTGAAGTTTAAGTGGCGTGGCGATTGGTCAGCGTCTACTGCATATGTCATTGACGATATTGTCAAGTTTGGTGCAAACTCATATGTTTGTGTAGTTAACCACACTTCGGCAGCATCAGAAACTTCTTTCTATTCTTCTGACCTTAGCAATTGGGAACTTCATACGGAAGGTCTTGTAAATAGAGGAAGTTGGTCCAATACTAGCGGAATCGGTGGCGGTTCTCCGTACTACAAGATTAACGATGTAGTTAAGTTTGGAAATACTCTATATCGCTGTATCACGGGGCACACTGCTGGGGCATCTTTTGCACCATCTAACTTCGTTACTTATCTAGAAGGTCTAAAATTTGAAGATACTTGGTCTGGTGGCACTGCTTATCAGCAAGGAGATATTGTTACATATGGTGGATATAGTTACGTAGCAACAACTATTCATGCAAATAATATTACACCAAATTTAGACACAACCAACTGGGACATTCTAACAACAGGATTTTCAAGTCAGGGAGTTTACAATTCTGGAACAACATATGCTCCTGGTGCTGTTGTGAGATATGGTGGTAACAATTACGTTTGTAAGCTAACAACCAGCAATCTAGGATCTGTTGTTCTATCAAACTTAGTTGGAAATGGTGCTGCTGTAACAGCAACATTCCAATCCGCACTATCATCTGCACCTTTTGTTGCTGGGGACACCATTACAGTTTCTGGTGTTCTTCCTGGCGGTTATAATGGAACTTTTACAGTTCAGTCTTGCACAACAACTCAAGTTGTTTACAACCACACAGAAACTACTACATATGTGAGTGGTGGTCTTGCAACAGATGTTTCAGATCCAACCAACACAAAATTCTGGGATCTTCTTTCGGAAGGATTTAACTGGAATGGTCAATGGAGTTCAACAACTGTTTATCAACTCGGTGATGTTGTAAACAGAAATGGTAACTCATATGTCTGTATTACTTCAGATACTGTAGGTGCATCAACTGCCCCAGAACTTGATTCCCAGGGTAACTACTGGAACTATATGTCCCAGGGTGGTGACGCTGCTCAGGTTCTACAAGAGACTGGAGACCTTCTCTATCAGGCAGCGGGTGGTATTAACAGAATTGCACTACCAGCTGGTTCAATCGGTACTGCTGAAGAGCAGAGAGAGGCAAGCGGTAGAGTTCTAACAGTTGGTGGTTCACCACTTCTCCCAAGATGGGAAGCAAACAGCGTAACCGCTCCTGTCTACTATGTAACTAAGGAGGGTTCAGACGCAAACAACGGTAGAAGCATCTCTAGAGGTTTTGCTTCACTCCGCCATGCTTGTGACTTCATTGCAGCAAAGACAGGTGCTGACGCTCCTTCTGCAAGCAACCCACACACCATTTACGTTAAGGCAGGTGTCTATGAAGAGACACTACCAATCCAGATTCCTCAGTTCGTTTCTGTAATTGGTGACAACCTTAGAACTTCGGTTATCAAACCAAAGACTGGTCTTGATTCTGATATGCAGGCGATTGTTCTTGGAACAAGCGTATCACACCTTAAGTTTGGCGACACTGTTTATAACTCAACTGGAACCAAGTCTGCTAAGGTTCTTGATTCGGATTATGCAACCAATGTTCACCTCCTTGATCTAACAGGTGGCAAGTGGGACACTAATGATCTCTATGTTGACATCGTAAGTCACACTCACGCTGATGCACATGATCTAATCCTATCAAACAGAGAGTTTATTGCGGCAGAGGCATATCATCGCCATGCTGCAAATGATGGTGCTGTTAGTGGTGTAGAAGCAACTGTTAAAGATCGCTTAGAAGAGTTCATTGATGCTCTTGCATTCAACGTTAAGGCAGGTCAAAACAACAAGGTTTGGGATTTTGCCAGTGCAAGAATCAGTGGTTCTGCAATCACTGGAGATGACACTCAAGATACAAATCTTCTCAACTACATTGATGCCATTGCCACTCAGGTAATGCGTAATGAGACCGTTACCATTTCTTCTGGCAACACACTCACTCAGGTTAAGGATACATCACAAACCGTTGATAGCAATTCACCATACTGTGCTTCTGTTGCATCCGCAATTACAACCTTAACTGGTATTGTTACCACTGCAATCAGTAATGGTAACATGAGTGCAACCACTAAGGTTGAACCATACATTGCAATTACCGCAGCAACAACTCGTGTTAACAACGAGTCAACAATGTTCTACGTTGGTTCTCACACCACCGTTAAGGACTTGATCTTTGAGGGAATGGACGGATTCGCTCCTTCTGGATCAAATGATCAGGACATGGACACCGCAACAATCAAAGGTGTCTACTTCAGACTTGATCCTAACTCACCTATTCAAAAATCACCATATATCCAGAACTGTACCGCAATTGGTGGTGCAGCAGTTGGTATCATGATTGATGGTGCTGTTCACGCACACTTTGATAACTCATCAACACCATCTTACAAGTCAATGGTGTTTGATGCTTACACTCAGATTCTGGATGGTGGTGTTGGTTTCTATGTAACAAGAGGTGCTTCTTCTGAGGTTGTTTCTTGCTTCACATACTACGCACATATTTCATACACCTCAACCAGAGGTGGTAAGATCCGTGCTGTTTCTGGCAACTCTTCTTATGGTAAGTACGGTATCATTTCTAGAGGATTTGATGATACTGAAAGCACCATCAACGGTAATGTCAAGGGTCTAAGACTAGAGATTGATCCACAGGCAGCAAAGAATGGTACATTCCAAGTTGGCGAGAGGATTCAGGGTGGTACATCAGGTGCTATCGGTGAATTGATCAGTGATCAGTCACCTTCCAACTACCTATACTTCTTCCCAATCACTGGAACATTTGTTCAGGGTGAAGTTGTTACAGGTCAAACTTCAACTGCTTACATCACTCTACTCAACAATAGCGACGCTCTTAGTGGTCAGAAAGGATTCCTCCTCACTGTTGCAGGTCTAGCAGCAGCACCTGACCAAGGTGGTTCTGTTGAGATGGTTGATGATGGAATTAACAATGACCCAGGTTCATTCGTTATCTCCAACTCCAGCTATACTGCTCCAGATGGTAGAGGTTCTCTAACGGTTCAGAGAGCAAGACTAGGATCTTCTATCGCTGCTCATACTGGCACTACAACAATTGACTTGTATGCAAACCAGAATGTAACTGCACAACTAGCAGCAAATATTCCAACTGGAACTGGTAGTCCTTATGTAATCTCGGTTGACCAGATTGCAGGAATGGCTGTTAATGGTTTCCTCGTAATCAACGACGAAATGATGCAAATTGTTTCGTTCCCTGGTTCTCAGTCTGTACAAATCACTCGTGCGGTAGAGGGTACTTCAGAAGGAAGTCATAGCATCGGTGATACGATTGAAATTCTTGCAGCAAAAGTTACTGCACAGGATGAAGTTATTGAAGATTTTGATAATGCTGCTTCCTCAATTCGTGTTGCTGCTGCAAACATTGTCTTCGCTGCTGATGACTACATCAAGATTGACAACGAATTCTTCAAACTCACTGCAGTAACTCCAGATTCTACTGGTATTACGGTTCTTCAGTTTGCTGACGAGAAGACTATTGGTGCTACCGATGGTCAGAACTTCAAGATTCGTTATCGCTACTCACAGTGTCGCCTAACTGCACACGACTTCCTAGACGTTGGTACTGGAAGCAAGGCAAACACTAACTGGCCATTCCTACCACTCTCACCAAATACACCTGCTAACGAGACCATTGAAGACCGCCCAGGTCGTGTCTACTACGTCTCTACTGACCAAGATGGTAACTTCTCTGTTGGTAAGTTCTTCAAGGTTGAGCAGGCAACTGGTAAGGCAACTCTGGATGCTTCGGCGTTTGACCTCGCTGGTCTGTCATCCTTGAGACTGGGTTCAATTGGTGCTCAACTTGGTGCATCAATTAACGAATTCTCAACCGATGGAACTCTATCACAAAACAGCGACGAGAAGGTCCCAACTCAGAGAGCAGTCAAGACTTATGTTGACAACCTATCTGCTGTTGATGGCAATTTCAGTGTTGGCGGTAACCTAACAGTCAGTGGCACAACGACAACAATCGCAACTGTTGATGTTGAAACCAAAGATCGCAACATCATCCTTGGTAAGGTTGCTTCTGGCACCTTCACTGGTGACATCGCATTCGGTCAGTCAGAGATTACCAATGTAAGTGATACAACAAACCTCGCTCCTGGTGTGCAGGTTACACTAACTGGTGGCGGCGGAACAGTAACACTACCTACTATTGCTACTGTTGTTGGTGTTAGCGGAAACATCGTTGACATTGACCAGGCATTCCAAGGTGCAGGTTCTGCAACTGGTGCTGACTTCTCTGCTGGTGGTCCTAGAAATGAGACTGCAGATGGAGGTGGTCTAACCATCCTCGGTGGTGCTGATAACGATAAGACAATTGCTTTCAGTAATGCAAATCAACGTTTTGACGTTAGCGAATCTGTTAACCTTGCTGCTGGAAAGTCGTTCTCTATCGGTGGAACTGAAGTTCTATCAACAACCTCAATTCTAGGATTGAGTGTTGGTTCTGGTGGTGGAATCGTAACCGAGGACGCTGCACAAACACTAACTCAAAAAACTCTAAGTGCTGCTAAACTTAATGGCACTCTGAGTGTTGGTGCTAATGGTTCAGAGGCGACTGGTACTGCTGGTCAGGTTCTAACTAGTGGTGGTACATCTGGCAACCTCTCATGGACAACCATCAGTGTTGATGCAACTCAGATTGCAAGTGGAAACAGCAGTGCTGCTTTCAGTGCTGCTAATGGCAACCTTGCAATTACCACCAACAATAGCCTATGTGCGACCTTCAACACCTCACAGAACCTAGTTGTTGTTGGAACTGTTACTGCACAGTCCTCTATTGCCCTCAAGGACAACGTAGAGACCATTACCGACGCTCTTGCTAAGGTAATGAACCTACGTGGTGTTGAGTTTGATTACAAGGCATCTGGAAGACACCAGATTGGTGTTGTTGCAGAAGAGGTTGAGCAAGTCGTTCCATGTGTAATTGATGAGACCAACGGAATTAAGTCCGTTGCTTATCAAAACCTTGTTGCTGTTCTCATTGAGGCAGTCAAGGATCTCAAGAAAGAGATTGACGAACTAAGAGGAGTCTGATAAATGGCAATCACATTCGGAGGCGACAGTATTTCAACTGACGCCTCCACAATCAACAAAAATGTAGGCACCACCATTAATTCGGATGGTGTCTCTTCTGGAGGAAATACTTCAGAAACCCTAAAGTCTGGTGTTGGTGGTGTTTATCAGCAAGCCAGACCTTGGGGTATGAGGCACATCACCAATCCACAGAATAGCACTTCTTATTGGACTTATACAGGTGGTGGAGCTAGTGGAAAACGTGGTGGATCTTTTGCATCACAAGGAAATTGGATTGATGATTCTACTGGAAGATTCACTGCTCCAGTTGCTGGACTTTATCAATTTGGTTCCCATGGTATTGCTCATGGAGGAAATAATGATGGCAGATTTGCAATTTATGTAAATGATTCTGTTGCTGCTTACAGTATTGCTCAAACTCAAAATGGAAACCACGCAGGATTTAGAGGTATTCCAATTACATTGAAATTGTCAGCAGGTGACTATGTAAATTATGCTCAGTATTCTGGAACTGGTGCCCACACTGGTAACTGGTCTGGATTCTCAGGAACATTAATCGGATAACTAAAATGACAACACAAGTAGGCGGAAACGATATTAATACTACAGGTGCATTATCTCTGGTTAATGCTAGAGGTACTGTAGCAACTCATGACACTGATGGTCGTGTTACTACTCCTGAGAGACCATGGTTTAAGTATAACTCAGATGCTGCGGGAAATCCATGGACCACATATGCAGATCGTTTGGTTCGTGGTGGGCAGGTAGGAAATTGTTTTAATACAACAACAGGAAGATTTACTGCACCAAGAGCAGGCATATATCAGTTTAATTTATCTCATATTACTCAGGGTAATCACGGTGATACTAGGATTGCTTTGTACATTAATGGATCTTATCATTTTAGACGTTCCATTGTATCTCACACCAATGGTCCTCATCACAACAACGCCAATATGGGATTCACAACGTACTTAGGTGAAGGAGATTATGTAGAAGCTGCTAACCACAGTCACAGTTCACACAATGGAACTTGGAATCACTTTAGTGGTTATTACGCTGGCGAATATTCATAAGGAGATACTAAAACAATGTCTATTACATTAGGACCAAACGGATTTACTACAGACACTCAAAATTTAACTGTTAAAGTAGATAACACTACTGTCGTTGAAAACCATACACTGGCAGGTGGAACAACAAATGCAACTCAGGCACTACCACTGAAAAGGAGTACTCCTGCTTGGGGCGGATATCCAACCAATGGACACGGCACGGGTCAAGTTTGGGGTGGGTATTCGGTGAGTGGCGGTTATCGTTTCAATAGCACCAATAGTGGATTTGATGCTTCTTCGGGAAGATTCACTGCTCCAGTCGCAGGAACTTACGTCTTAAATATGACTGGTATTACTAGTGGTGCTAATAACAATTGCAGATACGCTTTAAGATATAATGGAAACAATAATGCTTGTCACTGCATTACTTCAAGAGATGGTGGAAGTCATTCAACAACAGGAGTTAGTGTAACATGGTATCTTAATGTTGGTGACTATGTTGAATGTACAGTTTATCAAGACGGCAGTGCTCACGGTGGAAACTGGAATGGATTCACTGGATATTACGTTGGTTAATTTATATAAATAAAAGAAACAATCAAGGTTTTAACTTTTTAGAACTATGGCAGACACTACATACACAGTTGTGCTAAATGAAGCCCAACAGAAAGCTCTAGAGTACGTTGCTGTTGATCCTGCTGAATGGATTCGCAATGTTGTTCATAATCGTTGCAGAATGGCGATTGATGAAATTTACAATGCTGAGGTTATCAGAATGACTGATGATCCAAATATCACTGCTATTCCAGCAGATAAAAATGCAGTTGTTATTGATGCAGAGATTTTAACTGCCAAGCAGCAACACGAATCTGCAATGAATGAATTGCCTGCTGGATGATCACGTTTAGTGATTTGATTTTTTATATTAGTTCTTTAAGATATTCATAATGAAATTCAAAAATATTCTAGTAGTTGGCGGTGGTTCATCTGGTTGGATGACTGCCGCTGCTATTTGCAAATTTTTTAAACCAGAAGAAAATGTAAAAGTTTCTTTGGTTGAATCAAAAAATATTAAAACCATTGGTGTTGGTGAATCAACTATCGCTTCAATTAACACGTTTCTTGACATACTCGGTTTAGGAAACGATGAAGATTGGATGTCTGCATGTGAGGCAACATATAAAAATTCAATTAGATTCACTGACTTTAGAGACAAAGACACAGTTTTTGAGTATCCATTTGGTGGAACTTGGAATTTTGAAAATGGTGTGATGTCTTGGGCAGAAATGAAAGCCCAAAATAATCTAGATGCAGATTCCTTTTCCGAATTTTTTAATGAGAATACATTCCTCGCAAAGTACAATCGTTGTACTAAAAACGAAAGAGGATATCTAGATGGATTTGATTTTAAACAGCACACTGCATATCATTTTGATGCTGAGTTGTTTGCTCATTTTCTGAGAGAGAAAATTTGCGAACCAGCGGGAATGCCACATTACATTGATGATATTGTTGGTGCAGAAAAAGACGAAAAGGGATTTTTGACCTGCATTGTGGGAGAATCTGGACAGAAGTATACTGCAGATCTTTTCGTTGACTGCACAGGATTTAGATCTCTCTTATTAGAAAAAGAGATGGGATCCAAATTTATTTCTTATAAACCTTGGTTGGCAAATGATAGTGCCCTAGCAACTTGTATCCCATATGTTGATAAGGAAGAAGAGCTCCACAACGTAACAAACTGTACGGCTATTGAAAATGGTTGGGTTTGGGATATTCCATTATGGCATCGTATTGGAACAGGATACGTTTATTCAAGCGACTTTGTAGATGATGAGACCGCAGAGAAAGAATTTAGAAATCACTTAGCAAGAGATCCTAGATTTGCAAAACGTGCAGAAGAAGCAGAACTGCGTAAGATTGACATTCGTCATGGAATTCACGAAGAAGGATGGGTCAAGAATGTAGTTGGAATTGGATTAGCATATGGTTTTGTGGAACCGTTGGAATCCACAGGACTAGTATCAACTCATAGTAACATTATAAGATTTATTGAACTTTTACAAAGACGAAAATTCAATCTGAACAGATTTGATATTGATAGTTATAATTATGCTGCAGCACATGAGTTAAATGGATTTAGAGATTTCGTTGCCGTTCACTACGCAGCATCTTCTCGCTGCGATACTCCATACTGGCAATATGTATCTCAAGAAAAGTCATATAGGGGACTAGGTGGACAACCAGTACTCCAAGGAAATAATCAGATGACATTTACAGATAACTTTGAATCTGCAATGCATATTACTCAGATCCATAAAGTATGGACTCCTCAGTTTGCTGGTTGGAATTATATCATGGGTGGAATGGACTATTGTCCATTCGGAGAATACTTCTTTAATCTTCTTACAGAAGATCACCCACAAAGAAGAGAAGCAGCGTCTAAAACTTATGAACAATGGAAAGAACATGTTGAAAACATCACTTCATATGTTTTGACTCTACCAACACACTATGAATTTTTGAAGGAGCATATCTATAAAGATGAAACTGACTGAGATTACAACAAAAACGGGTAAAAAAATAGAAGTCTATGATGACTTATTTCATCCCGCTACTATTAACGAGTTCTATTTTGATCTAAGAACAATGGAATTTCCATTAGTTCCCCAAAATGATACAGCAGTTTTAGATTTTCAAGGTGTGTTTGGTTTTGGAAAAAATCTAGATCCAGCAGTAATAATGGGTCTAGTAAAACGTGCTAAAGATGCTTTCCCATTACATTCGTTCTTAAAGAATGTAAAAGTGACTAGATCTTGGGTCAATGTTTTTAATGGTCAACATCCCACAAATAGATATCACAGTGATAACGATTGTATAGAAAATGGCGACTTTGTTAGTATGCTTTACTATGCAAATCCAAGATGGGATCTTGAGTGGGATGGTGGCACAGTTTTTAGATCTGATGACTATGAAGAAATTGAATATGTATCAGATTATAAACCAGGAAGAATAGTATTATTTGATAGTAGTATTCCCCACAAGATCTATCAAACTTCATCATTGGCACATCCATACAGGTTTACTGTAAATACTGTCTTTAAAAATGAAAATTTAAAAAGAATGAGATGAGCATTTTTTACTTTGATTCTCCCTGTTGCATAAAAAGATTTGAGCAGCATGATGCTTTAAGAGATGATGTGCTTGATTATATCAACCACGACATGAAAAAATCCAATCTCAAAACTGAGACCATGGATATTTTATCTGACTGGGGAACCTATGGAACGGGGAGAAAAAGATATTGGGAAGTAATGAAAGATGCTGTACAACAGCATATGCATAAGGTTTTAATTGAAGAATTTAATTATAAATTTTTTGAAGTTGGTAATTTTTGGTATCAACAATATGTTGAGGGAGGTAAACATGGTTGGCATACTCACATGAGAACCATGTTTACTTCAGTATATTACTTGGAATATCCAGAAGGATCTCCACCAACACAGTTTATGAATTCTGTGACTGGAGAGATACTCACTCTTGACAATATTGAAGAGGGAGATATTATAACATTTCCAAGTTTTATTGTGCATAGGGCAACAGAAAATAAAACAAAGATTCGCAAAACTATTCTTTCTTGGCACAGTGAAACAGAATGTGGAAATACCTATGCAGTGTCCTAAACATAAATACCTCTAGGAAAACTGTAGGTATATCACATGGCTCAACCTGCCAGTAGGTCCGAGCTTAGGGACTACTGTCTCAGACAGTTAGGGTTCCCAGTTCTGGAGATCAACGTAGACGACGATCAGATTGAAGACGCCATTGACGACGCTCTTCAATATTATCGTGAGCGTCATTATGATGGCGTTGAGCGTATGTACCTCAAGCATCTGTTCACTGCAGCAGATGAGACAAAGTTTGATACTTCTAATACAATCACAACCATTAGTGGAACTGATTGGGAGGAGAGAAACAGATATATTGAGATTCCATCTCACGTCATGGGAATCTCTAGAGTATTTGGACTTGCTAGCAATGCAATCAGAAACAACCTGTTTGGTATTGAATACCAGATCTTTCTGAATGATCTCTATGCAGTTGGTTCACTAGACATGCTTAACTACTTCATGGTTAAGCAGTGGATGGAAACGATTGACATGGTACTCAACAATGGTTCGTTTGTTGAGTTTAGATTTAACCAACGCCAAGACAGACTTTACTTGGATGTTGGAAAAGATATGCTTGACGAAGATGTCTATGTGATCATTGATTGCTACAGAGCACTTGATCCAGATTCGTTCACTCAGGTCTATAATGATCCTTTTGTCAAGAAATATGCAACCGCACTGATTAAGCGTCAGTGGGGACAGAACTTGATTAAATTTAATGGCATCCAACTTCCTGGCGGTGTCAGTATGAATGGTAGAGAACTCTACACAGATGCACAAGCAGAGATTGCTGCATTGATGGAGAAATCAAGCAGCACATATGAACTACCTCCAATGGACATGATCGGATGAAAAAGGTTTACTTCCCACAACATGGCGGAAACAGAACCGAACAGAATCTCGTACAGGATCTTGTGGACGAGCAAATCAAACTGTTTGGTGCTGATGTATTTTATATACCTAGAGTCAGCTTAAAGGACAAGGCACTAGGAGAAGTTATTCAGTCTGAATTCAATCAGAGTTACATGATTGAAATGATGCTGGTTAACGTAGAAGGTTTTGGTGCTGGTTCTGAGTTCGTGAGTAAGTTTGGACTCAGAATTACAGATGAGATTACCTTTGTAGTCTCACGTAGAAGATGGGAGCAGTCTGCAAATCCTGCATTGAGTCTAGCAGTAGACGGCAGACCTAACGAGGGAGATCTAATTTACTATCCTCTAACAGAAGATATCTACGAGATCAAGTACGTTGAGCGAGAACAACCATTCTTTCAACTCGGAAAACAGTATTTTTATATTCTTACTGCTGAGCTCTACGAACAAGGAGCAGAGAAGTTTGATACAGGAATTGATGACATTGACGACATTGAAAGAGAGTTCAGCAACATCACCACGCTTAACCTTGGTCTTACTACCAGACAACAAGCTACTGGAACAGTTACAGTTAATGTGGGTGGTGAAGTCACTGGAGCAACAGTAACTCTAGCAGGAACTGGATATAATACTGCACCAGGAGTTACCGTATCTGGTGGTGGTGGACAGGGTGCTATCGTTGAATCCTCAATCCGAGATGGTGGCGTTGTATCGTTATCTGTTGTGAATGGTGGTTCTGGATATACCACAGCACCCATCATTACTATTGATGCTCCACCAGAAGCAATCAACTTCCTCAACGACGAGCATGTTGTCATCGGTGGATTTGTTCAGCAGAGTGCTGCCAGAAACTGGACTTCATCCGATAGCGTCATCACGGTTACCGCTCTCGGTAACTTTGATCCTACATTTGCAACAACAACTCAAACAAAGTATTTTTACTGGAAGTTTGAAGACACAAGGATCTCGTATGTTTACACATATAATGGAACTGATGTAACAACCGTTCCTGGTTACTTCTATTACGATGCAGTCAACCTACAGTATGTCATTAATGCATACACAGAGACTACAACCAGTGGTCAAAGAGCAACGATGTATGATTTGACTAGTGCTACTATCGCTGAGGTTGCTGACTGGAATGGTGTAACATATACTCTTGAGGTTATGAACCGCACAGGTAACTTCCTTGACGGTGACATGATCCGTGGTGTTGAGTCAAATGCGATATATACATTAGGAACATTCTCTACCATTAATAATACAAGCACTGAGTTTGATCAGAATCAAGCAATTGAAGAAGGTGCGGACGACATTATTGACTGGGGTGAAAAGAATCCCTTTGGTGAGTTTGGTAATTATACAGGTAGCTTCTGATGTTAGGAACACAATTTTATAACGAGGCAGTCAGAAAAACTGTCATTACATTCGGCACTCTATTCAACAACATTGAACTGAAAAAGACTATTGATGGTCAAACGCTTGAGACTGAAAAAGTTCCTTTGGCGTATGGTCCAAAACAAAAGTTTCTTTATAGACTTCAAGGTAATTCTTCCGATGGTAGAAAGGTAGCAATTACATTACCAAGAATCTATTTTGAAATGATCAGTATTGAATATGATGGAGCAAGAAAAACTGCTGCGCTTCAAAAGTACAGAACTGTCATTGATGACAATGGAACTGAAGTAAGAACTCAATATGTTCCCGTTCCATACAACATTGGATTTGAAGTTGGTATCATCGCAAAGTCTCAGGACGATGGTCTTCAAATTTTAGAACAAATTTTACCATTCTTCCAACCATCATTGAATGTAAGCATCAAGTTTATTCCAGACATGGATGAAACTAGAGACGTTGCTTTTGTTTTAAACAGTGTAAACATGGAAGATGATTGGGAAGACGACTTCACAACTAGAAGATCTATCACGTATACACTACAGTTTACTGCCAAGTCTTACATCTACGGTCCTTACACCAAGGCAGATGTTATCCGTAAGGCACGTGTTATTGAAACGATTGGCGATCTCAATGTCAATAAGAGACATGTTGAGTTGTCCTACACACCTAAAGCAACAGTTGATTATAACCAGGATGGTCAGATTGACGCTGCCGATGATGCATTCGTAACGGCAGATGATGACTTTGGATTCAACGAAGGGATGGAATTCCTATGAGCCTAGAAGAGAACATGGAAGAACTACTCAATATTGATGCAGAAGTTGTAGAGGAAAGCAAACCAATCAAACCAAAACCAGAGCATCTAGATAAAGATGATCGCACAAAAGATTATGAATATACCAGGGGTGAGTTATACACCCTCATAGATCAGGGTCAGGAGGCGGTCAGAGGCGCTTTAGAGGTCGCTCAGGAGAGTGGACACCCAAGAGCGTATGAAGTCGCTGTAGCGGCAATGAAGCATGTTGCAGACATGACTGAGAAACTACAGGATCTCCATAAGAAGATGAAGGATCTTGACGAAGAAAAGAAAGGTCCAACCAAGGTCACAAACAACGCTATGTTTGTCGGTAGCACTGCGGAACTTCAGAAGATGCTGAAGCAGATGAACGGCAACAAGAGATAAATACAAAAAAGGCGTCTGATTGATGGCATACGTAAGACATACAATCAATAATGCTGTTGCTTCACCTCAACCAACTAGTGTAACTGTCAATCAGTTTTCTGGCACTGAGGGTTGGAGCACTGTGACTTATAGTGATTGGAATGGTGATTATGTCGCACATGATTATTCTAATGCTGTAAGAACTCCTGGCACATATCAAGCTAGGAACTATGATAATACCACTAGAACACCAGCAGCATATCAACGTCATGATGTAAACAACGTAGCGGTATCAGCATAATGGCAGGAATATTTCACTGGGACGACAACTTTAGATTGAATGTTGCCATGGGTAAAGTCCGTGGTGCTTCAACAGTTCATAAGTTTGGTGCTGTGCCAGCAATGTCACAAAGTCAAACTGGAACTGTCTGGGATAAGAACGATACCGTTTATCCATGGGCGTCATGGAGCACTGCTGGTGTAATCGTAGCACCACAGGTTACTGCCGATGATGCTGGTAAGGTTGTGACAGTTCTTGGATTGGATAATGACTTCAACGAAGTATCAGAAACATTTACTTTATCCGACACAGCAGCAGTAACTGGAACAGTTCAGTTCCGCCGTGTGTTTAGAGCATACATTTCTACTGGCACTAATAATGTTGGTGATATTACTTTCACTAAAGGTGGCGTTGATGTATTGAAACTTACTGCCACCAAGGGTCAAACCCTCATGGCAATCTACACAATCCCTGCTGGTAAAACTGGTTATCTATACAGAACTGTTTGTACCGCTCAATCTTCTGCTGATGGTAGCGGTCACATGTTTGTTAGATATGAAAACGAAACAGCATTTAGGATCGCCCACTCCTTTGAGGTTGCTGGTGCTGGTGGTCAATATGATTATGACTTCTCATTCCCAATCCGCATCCCAGAGAAATCTGATATTGATCTAAGATTGACAACCAGATCAAACAATGGTCGTTATACAGCAGCATTTGATTTATTACTACTAACAGAGCAGTAAGATGAAAACTTTCAAAGAATTCCGCAGTCATCTTAAAGAAGATTACGAGCATGAAATGGTTCGCAGGGAAATGGCAATTGCTGTAGCGGCTATCGAAAGAATAAATAAGCATATCCAAGGCGAAGGTAATTTAGAAGCATGGGTTCAATCTAAATTAACCCGCGCCACGGATTACCTTGATACTGTTGCTGACTATATGGACAGCGGCGTGAATGAGTCCTTGGATGTTCCCAACAAAGAATTAGATGAAGGAGCAGCATGGACCAGAAAATCTGGTCAAAACAAATCTGGAGGACTCAACGAGAAAGGCAGAAAGTCTTACGAGAAGGAAAATCCAGGATCTGACCTCAAAGCACCTAGCAAAAAGGTTGGAAATCCCAGGAGGGCATCCTTCTGCGCTAGAATGAAAGGTATGAAAAAGAAACTAACCTCCAAGAAAACTGCTAAGGATCCCGATTCAAGAATCAATAAATCATTAAGAGCCTGGAATTGCTAATTCATGTCACAGAATCAAATATATAAAGGTTCGCCAAATCTCAAAGCGGCGAATGTCCAGATTCAATTTACACAAGAACAAATTGAAGAATGGTTGAAGTGTAAGGAAGATCCCG